GCTCTGCGTACGTTTGGTTGAAATTGGAAGTTAGGATTTAGCCGTATGGGTAAGGGCCGCAAACCGACGCCTAAACAGATCCTTAGCCTGCGTGGCAGCCGACTTAGAGGGCCGCACGCCACCGGTATCGACGCGCCGCCTGGCGTTCCGCCTTCCCCTGCGTGGCTGTCGGACATTGCCCGCGCCGAGTGGGAGCGGATCGTGCCGATGCTCGAAGCGTCGAAGGTGATGAGCCCGCGCCACCAGCAGACACTCGCGGCGTATTGCGACTCGTTCGCCGACATGGTGCAGGCCGACCAAGAGCTGAAGGCCAACGGCACCACATTGATGGACGACAAGGGTAGGGTAAGCAATCACCCGGCGTGGAATCGGAAGCGCGACGCACGGAATCAGATGCTGAAGTTTGCGGCCGAGTTTGGCCTGACTGCTTCGGCGTTGGCGAGGGTCTCATCTGTTGACCAAGGCCCGCAAGAAGACGACGAAGACGCCCGCATGTTCGCCTAGCTACGCCCAGGCTGGCGTCGATGCGGTCAATTTCTTTTCCAAGCATCTGCGGCACACGCAGGGCGAGCTCGGCGGCAAGCCTTTTGCCCTGGAGCCGTGGCAGGCCAGTTACATCGGGCGGCTCTTTGGGACGCTGCGGCCGGATGGCCTTCGCCAATACCGCACGAGCCTACTGGCACTGCCTCGCAAGAACGGAAAATCCACGCTGTGCGCTGGGATTGCTCTCAAACTTTTGTTCGATGGTGAGCCAGGCGCACAGATATTTTCGTGCGGGGCTGACCGCGAGCAGGCACGCTTGGTGTTCGAGATGGCAAAGGCGTGCGTGGAAATGTCGCCTTCGCTGCGGTCGCGGCTTAAGGTCTATCGCAACTCAATCGTGCGGGAGGATACGCACTCGTTTTACAAGGCGCTATCGGCTGAGGCGTTCACGAAGCACGGGCTCAACGCTCACGGCGTGATATTCGACGAACTGCACGCCCAGCCAGACCGCGAGCTGGCCGATGTCATGCAAACGAGCATGGGCGCAAGGCGGCAGCCGCTCATGATCTACATCACGACGGCAGGCTGGGATCGCCGGTCTGTGTGCTATGAGATCTGGCGATATGCCGAAGCGGTGCAAGCGGGGGCAATCAAAGACGAGACCTTCCTGCCCGAAATCTACTGTGCCCCTGATGGCGCTGATTGGAAGTCTGAAAAAACTTGGGCCACTGCAAACCCGAATCTGGGCGTCTCAATCAAGCTCGACTTCCTGCGTAGCGAATGCGCGAGGGCGGTCGAGATGCCCTCATACGAGAACACCTTCAAGCAGCTTTATTTGAATTGTTGGACGGAGCAGAGCACCCGGTGGCTCCAGATGGATAAGTGGGCGCAGGGCAACAAGCCCTGCCCGGTGATGCTCGACGGTCGGGAGTGTTTCGCGGGCCTCGATCTCGCCAGCACGTTCGACACGACCTGCTTCTGCCTGCTGTTCCAGTTGGACGACGGCAGCTTTTGGGTGGAGCCACACTTCTGGATTCCACGTGAGAACGCCCACCAGCGCGAGAAGCGGGACAAGGTGCCCTATATCACTTGGGAGCGGCAGGGCCACCTTAAGTTCACGGAAGGCAACGTAACCGACTTCGACCAGGTGCGGGCCGACATCATGGCTCTGACCAAGAAATACAACATCCGGCAGGTGGCGATTGACCGCTGGAACGCGACCCAGCTGGCGACGCAACTGCAAGGCGATGGGGTCAACGTCTTAGGCTTTGGGCAAGGCTACAGTTCGATGAGTTCCGCAGCGAAGGCCCTTGAGGCGGCCTGCGTTGCGGGGCGACTGCACCACGGCGGGCATCCCGTCTTGGCGTGGCAGGCGTCGAACGTGGCGATTCAGCAGGACCACGCCGGAAACATCAAGCCCAGCAAGGCGAAGAGCAACGAACGCATCGACGGCATCGTGGCGCTGACGATGGCCCTCGGCATTCACGCGACGGCCACGGCCCCGCCGCCCGAACAATCCTGGGACATCATGAGCATATGAGCGAAAACGCCGCCGACTTCAGGATGTTTGATTTGCGTGGCATCGACTGGCCCGAGGTTTCGCCGTCTCGCACGCCTTCGGGCATCCGCGTCAACGCCGACAACAGCATGGCCTGCTCGGCCTACACGGCCTGCATCCGCGTGATCTCGGATGCCGTCTCCGCATTGCCGCTCCATGTTTACGAGCGGATGGCGAACGGCGGCAAGCAGAAGGCCACGAGCCACCCCGTGTATCGCCTGCTCCACCAGCAGCCGAACCCCTGGCAGACGGCGCAGGAGTTCCGCGATTGGATGACCGGAATGTATTTGCATTACGGTGCGTCCTACGCCGAGATCCGCCCCGGTGCTCGCGGTGCCGTCTCGGAGTTGTGGCCGCTGCACTCGTCGCGGATGGAGGTGGAGCGGCTGTCTGACGGGACGCTGCGGTATCGGTATCGCGAGCCGAGCGGGCGCGAGACGATCTACAGCCAAGACCAGATCTTCGCCCTGCGGTTCACGACCGAGGACGGGATTCGCGCGATCCCCACATACAAGATTTTCCAAAACGCGATCGGGCTGGCCCAGGCTCTTGAGGCCCACGGCAGCACCTACTTCGGCAACGGTGCCCGGCCGGGCATCGTGCTGGAGAGTGACAACCCGATTCCGGTGGAGGCCGCCGAGCGGCTCCGCGAGCAGTGGGAGCGGATGCACCGGGGCGCAGATCGTGCGTTCCGCACGGCGGTCCTGCCCAACGGCGTGAAGGCCCACGAACTGAGCGGCAGCAATGAGGCGGCGCAGTTCCTCGAAACGCGGCAGTACCAAGTGATTGAGATCTGCCGGGCGTTCCGCGTGCCGCCCCACATGATCCAAGACCTGACCCGCAGCACCTACTCGAACATCGAAGTGCAAGGCACGGAGTTCGTCCAGCATTGCCTGCTGCCGCACCTCAAGCGGTGGGAGGCGGCGATCTCCCGCGACCTCATCGTGGACGATGAGACCTATTTCGCGGAGCACAACGTCAACGGCCTGCTGCGGGGTGACCACACAAGCCGGGCGGCGTTTTATGTGTCGGCCCTGCAAAACGGCTGGATGACGATCAACGAAATACGAGAGGCCGAGAACCTGAACCCGATTGGGCCAGACGGCGACAAGCACTTCGTGCAACTCAACATGACCACGCTCGACAAGGTTGGCCAGGACGCACCGGCACCGGAGCCGATGCCAGCGCCGCCCGTCGAGGAAGAAGACAGCCCGGCCGACGACGCCGAGGACCAGGCCGAACAGGAGGAGCAGACCGATGGAAATTGAACGCCGCTGCCTGACCGTAGACGAAGCCCCAGAGTGCGAGCTGCAAATCGAAACGCGCGCCAGCGGGCGCGAGGCGATCCGTGGCCTGGCGGTGCCCTACAACCGGCTCTCCCTCGACCTCGGTGGCTTTCGCGAGCGAATCCTGCCGGGTGCCTTCGACAAGGTGCTGAACCGCCAGCGGGGCAAGGGCGAGATCCTTTCGTACTACAACCACAACAGCGACATGCTGCTGGGCCGCGAGTCGGCTGGAACGCTTGAGATCATCGCCGACGAGCGTGGCATCTCGTATGTCGTCGAGCCGCCGGATACCTCGGCGGGCCGTGACGTTCTCGCCCTGGTGCGGGCTCGCCTGCTGACGGGGAGCTCCTTCGCCTTCACCGTGAGCCAGAAGGGTGAGCGCTACACGACGGACGAAAGCGGCAAGGCCATCCGCGAGATCGTGGAGGCTTCCGGCCTTTACGAGGTCGGCCCCGTGAACGTGCCCGCCTACGGCAGTGCGACGACTGCGGTGGTGTCCCGGCGGTCCTATGAAGCGTGGCTGGCAGAGCAGGCTGCGGCCGTCGAAGCCGACGCCGATGCCGAGCCCGAAGTGAAGAAGGCCGTGCGTTCCCTGGTCCGTGACGCCGCTGCGGCGTGGGCACTGAGGCTTCGCCGTGTCTGAAGCACGCTGCACCTGCGGCGAGAAACTCCGTTGCCGTTCCAGCCGCCCCTGCGGTGACGAGCGGCAGCGGTATCTGCGCTGCCCCCGGTGCGGGGCTCGGGCGGTGGCGTTTGTGAAAACAACACTTTCCGAAGTGCGGTTCTGCAAGAGACCCGCCCGCTAGTGGCACTGTGGACTCCACGGCAATACCGCCGCCAGGAGATTCACCACAGTGGACAACCTCAAGAAGCTTCAGGACGAGGCGGCTGCCCTCGCCAACCGGATCGACGCCGTTCGTGCGATCGAGGCCGAAGACACGACCGCTCGCGATGTCGAACTGATCGACCTCAACAAGCGTGCCGACGAACTCACCGCCAAGATCGACTTCGAGAAGAAGGTCGTTGAGTCGGCGAAGAGCCTGCGGTCCGTGGTCGAGCGCTGCTCGCCCGCCCCCGAGGTCCGCGCCGATGAGCCCAAGGTCCGCATCGAGGCCGTTCCCTTCTCGGGCCGCCTCCGTGCGTTCGAGAAGGCCGAAGACGCCTACAAGGTGGGCATGTGGTTCAAGGCCAAGAGCGGCGACGCCGAGGCCAAGCGGTGGTGCCAGGATCACGGCGTCGAGGCCCGTGCGATGGGTTCGACCTCGGCGAACAGCGGTTCGGCCGTGGTGCCCGACGTGCTCTCCTCGACGGTCATCCGGCTCGTTGACCAGTATTCGGCTTTCGCCCAGAACGCCACGAGCGTGACGATGCCGAGCGACGTGCTCCAGTTTCCTCGCAGGTCCGGCGGAACGACCGCGTACTGGATCGACGAGAACACCGCGATCACTGCCAGCGACCCGACCATGAATCAGGTCTCGCTGACGGCTCGCAAGGTCAGTGGGGCCGTGGTGATCGCGAGCGAGTTGCTTGCTGACTCGATCGTTTCGATTTCGGATTTCATCGCCACGGAACTGGGTCTGTCGCTCGCCAACGCCGTTGAGGCGGCTGCGTGGAGCGGCAACCCGGCGAACGCTCCCGGCGTGGCCGGTCTTGTGACCAGCCACACGGGCGGCCTCCTAGCCTCCTCGGGTGCCACCTACGCCGCGTCGCTCGTGACCGGCGCTGGCGACACCCCCGAAGAGATCACCAAGGCGAACCTGCTTGCGATGATGGCTGCGGTTCCGCAGCACAGTCGTGCCGGTGCGAAGTGGTTCGTGAGCCCCTACTTCTTCGCGACCTGCATGCAGAGTCTCGATTTGAATCAGGGCGGTTCGGTTGGCCTGTCGCAAGGCATGGGCCTCACCTTCCTGGGCTCGCCGGTGGTCCTCACCGACCGGCTCCCGGCCGGTGCGGACTCGACGGGCGTGGTGATGGCGCTGTACGGCAACATGGCCAACAGCTCCTACTACGGCGTGCGGCAGTCCATCGAGATCGCGAGCAGCGACCAGGTGAACTTCCTCAGCGACCAGACCGTGATTCGCGCGGTGGCCAGGGTTGCAATCGCGCATCCGAACCTGGGCACCTCGACCGTCGCCGGTCCGGTCATCGGCCTGGTCGGTGCGTGAGACTGACGGCTTGACGTGATGTGCAAACTGGGCGGGCCGCTCCACAACGGGGCGGCCCGCTCTCTTTTTGCGAGGTCTGCATGATCGTGCGTGTGGGTGGAACCGAAGCCGACGTTCGGGTGGAAGCCGTAATGAGCGTCCCTCGGCTCGGGTTCATGTCAAACTTCTACACATGGGCTCAGGCGCTCATGCCGCTAGGAATTCGGCCGACGATGATGCAAGGGGCGTTTTGGTCCCAGTGCCTGTCGAGGGTCTGCCAAAAGTTCGTAGACAAATGCGAGTACCTGCTCGTTATTGATTACGACAGCGCGTTCAGTCGTGACGACCTCGAACAGTTGTTCGCCCTGGCCATGACGTTCCAGTGCGACGCGCTCGCTCCGCTGCAAACCAAGCGGGAGGACGGCAGGCCGATGCTTACCTTGCGAGGCACGCTCGACAACCCGCCCGAGGGCGGCACGACAACGCTGCCAAGGGAGTGGTTTGCCGAGCCGGTCCAGGAAGTGGACACAGCGCACTTCGGCTGCACCATCCTGAGCACGGCCGCCCTGAAGCGGTGCAAACTTCCGTGGATGCAGGAACTGCCCAACAGCGACGGCACATGGGACGAAGAGCCGAGGAAGCCGGGCGATCCAAACTGGCGACCCCGGCGAGATGCCGACATCGCATTCTGGGTCAATTGGCGAGAGAGCGGAAACCGTGTGTTCGTCACGCCACGGGTGTGCATTGGGCACGGCGAGTACGTCTTCACATGGCCCGGCAAAGACCTTGGCAAGCCCGTCTATCAGCACGCCACGGAATACTGCAACACGATGACGAAGCCCGAAACTGCATGGAGCGTCCCTCAATGACGAAACTGAAGATGCTGCGATCGTTCCGCAACTACCGCCCCGGCCAGGTCGTGGAGATCCCCGGCGGCTTGGCGGCGGAACTGATCGCCAAGCGGTTCGCGGTGGAGGACCGGCAGCAGGAGTTGATCGAGACGGCCGCCGTCGAGCACGACGTGGAGACGGCCGACGCCACGCCCAAGCGGAGAAAGCGAAAGTGAAGTACCGCAGCCTCAGCCGCCAGACGCCGCCCGCCGTGGAGCCCGTGACGCTCTCCGAGGCGAAGTCGCATTGCCGGATCGACACGACCACAGATGATGCCTACGTGTCGTCGCTCATCACGGCAGCCCGCGAGTGGTGCGAGCAGTACCTAGACC